ATCAACTGCATAATCACGTACTCGCACTGGCTTAAACTCAACAAACCTACCGAATCTTGTCTTATCCATTTTGACAACCACGTTATCGGGTTGTTGAAGCAGTGTGAGAATCGTAGTTCCTTTCTCTAAGATGCTACGGAACGCCTTTATCTTGGGGTCATCCTCTTCATCTTCTGCGGCTTTGAGATGTGCTTCACAAGACTTCACGAAGTCCTTTACATCATCAAGCCAGTCGGCGGGGTAATAGTGCATTGGGAAGTTCCATTTTGGACCATGTACTTGTTGCCAGTCTTTTTCTGATATTCTAGTGCCGAGAAGGTCAAGAAGAAAACCTTCCATCCTGTGAGCCTCATCTATGATAGCGAAGTCTCTCTGTTCAAATCTAGGGTCGCCCTGTATGACCCTAAATAGATAAGCGGGATTGGATAGGGTGATTCGTGCGTCAGAGGCAGCAAACTTCTGTTCGTAGTAGGGGCAGGGGTCGGTCTCTTTTGAATGAGGACAAGAGCCACCTCTCTTCGTCCAACATGGCGCACCGTCAGCAGTCCCGCTCTTTACCCAACATGGGAAGTTTGAACGACCCCTCACTTCTTTCACGACATGACCGTAGTCGGCAAGATACTGTGTCGCGAGGCCGAGGCTCGGAGTCAGTAAGTAAGCAGACTGAAACTGTGCTTGAACGGTCATGGCTATGGCTGATTTCCCTATTCCAGTAGGGGCTTGAATGACTATGTTGTCGAAGTCATCTTTCTTCAATGCGTGATAGATAACTGATAGTGCTTCATTCTGAAACTTTCTCGGTGAAGGCATTGGGAAATCCGGTTGTATCTCATCCCAAAGATTCGGTAGTTTTGATTTACTGGGAATGTTGATTCTTACGACGGCCATGATGAATCAGATTAACCCCACCAATATAATGAGAGTTGTATTAGAGGTGCGAGAGATGGATGCAATTATTATGGGAAATAACACAAACCCGCCCCGACGGACATCCATCCCTCGACTTCATACATGAGCAACGTATGTTGAGGTATAACCGTCGAGGTAATTGGGGGGTGTTCCCCCACCATTATTAATTCAACGGTCTAACCAGTGGGTTCTACCGCCCCAGTAGACATTAAAGCCCTCGTTCTGCAACTCAGCATACAATTCGTTTGTTAGTTGATTGCAGCCACATATACAGTCGCGGTCGTCTGCTGATGTGTTGTGAGGCACTTCAACTTCTAAGTCGTAAATGGTGTCGGGGAAGCGGCTTCTACCTTGGTTGACCCTGTGGTATGAAACTCTTGATGTGATTAAGTTGCGTGGGATTCCAACTGATGTAAGTGGGCGTACTCTGTAAGACCATACACGTACGGATGTTGTTCCGTACCTTTGCATGTAACAGTCTCCGGGTTCTAAAGTTGGCCTGTCCGGTAGTTCTCTGATTTGTGTTATTAGTTCCGTGATGCGGTTGCTCATGTTCTATCGGAAGGGGTTAGGGTATATAACATTATGCCTATAGGGATTTAATGATGAGTGTTCCCCTAGTGATGTTACACATACACTACCCTTGTATGTGTGTGCCTGTAAGGGGTATTGGAATTGTATTAATTCTTGTAGAAGGGTTTCCCCCTACGGGGAAACACTTCTAATGATGACCCCTTTTTGTTCACATAGGATGATTACACTATATACATGCAAACCTTTATAAGTAAATACACTGCCCCCAATACAGAAGCGAGGCGGCGGAAACAACGCCTCACAACTGCCCCTAGGCACATGAAGCCTACTAACGTGATGAATGAGATGGGGCGGCTTCTAACGCAGCACCCCTGTGATACAAGGGGTGGTCTGTCCCGATAGACAACCAATGCGAGTACACTATTCGGGGCAGACTACTGCACCGTTAAACTCGAAGCCAACCTCATAGTTGCTGCTATATCTGATGGTTGTTTCCCGACTGTAATTGTCATAACAGAATCAGTTGTTGAGTATTCCCAATTCACGTCAAATATTTCTTGGCGACCTGCTAATCCACCGTCAACAGATGCAAAGTCCATTATGTCTCCCGCTCTCAAATCAAATCGCTCTGGCAAGCCCTCAACTATCCATTGACTGTAAGCAATTCCTTGCCTCATCAATATCTGTCTGCCGAGAGTTTCAGCGTGTGCAACGGTCGTAACACTGTCGTCTTTGATGTATCTATGAACAGGTCTTTCTGAACCTAATGAAACAGTCGCACTAATGTTTAACCCTTCATTTTCAATTGTAACTTTGTTGAAGAAGTCATCATCGTTTGCATTTCTTTCAATCATTGTTGGATAAAAGTCGAGAGGAACTAATGTCTTTGGAACACGACCTGCTGTGTAAGGTGTCAATGTAGAATCGTGCAATTCTTTTTTCTTGGCTACGTGAATGTAACCATAAGCGTCTGCGTAGATTGGATATTGTATTGGCCCAGAGTTCACAAAACTCAGCAAAGTTTGGATTGCTGCGAGTCTTGCTTTTCCTTTGAACTTCAACCCAGTCGGTAATGTAAATGACAAGTCAGAGATGATACGAGCAATAGGTGGATTGTACGATGAGTTAGCAACTATGGACTTGATGAGGGTAGCAATATTTCCATTTGCGTGTGCAGGTTGTTCGGTGATATATTCATTCGTCAAGAATCCAAGTGCGTCAAGACAAGTCAATCGAATACTTTCAGATGATTCTTCAATCCCTGCTACATATCCAGTGAATATCAAAGGTGGGTTAGACCACATTCTAGGAGCAAGATGGACTTGAATTGTTTCACCTATGGATGCTACGCCACTCCTTCTACCCGCAACTGATGAAATAGTGATTGTTAATTCTCTCGGTGTGTTTAGATTATCTTTGGAACTAATTGTTCTTACTCCGTGTAATGGTCTACTACCATTTATCATTACAATTGGTGTTTTAGGTGTCGCTTCATCCTCTGATATTTGACCGTAGATAGTTCGACCAAAGACTTGTCTTGACCTAACGAAGAATACTTTGTGAGGCCAATTATTTCTTAGGTTGCCTAGTTGAAATTGCCTAGGTCTATTCATCCATTGAAGTCCTTCGGGATTCCAACCGCCGTTACTATAACCGAGTTTACCTAAGTTAAATGTTGGACTCGGTAGAACCGATGTTGGATAATTGCCTTCTGTTGGTCCAGTTGTAAATGCAAAACCGCCTCTTGGTCCACCGCCGCGTCTGCTTGTCAAATCGTACTGGTCTGGGAATATCGACGCAGATGCGTAGAGATAACCGAACCCATCATCTGCCCCGGTGTAGCCGTTGTGAAGATGAGGGTCGAATGGTTTTGGTGATGCGAGATTAGCATAACAGTGAGTTGTTGGTCCGGCTGTCGACCATACATTTGAAAGACTGGTCATTGTATCGGGGTGTGGGATTAAACCAAGACCGAAGTCTGTTGGATAGTGGGCGGGTCTGTTTATGGTTTCTTTATCATTGACATTCATAGAGTGTTCAGCGACCGTATCTCTTGCTCTATAATTCAACCACTGGACTTCCGCCCATGTTCGAGAAACGAATCGAGCAATTGCCGTTCTCGGCCTACGTGGGTCTTGCCCTAGTTCCTCAACAAAGTCTTTGAGATTATCCGGCGGAGTAATGACGAACTCATCGTCATCGGGGTCTCTAACGATACGAACATACCGTTCGGCTTCCTCATCCATGCTTATAGACGGTAAAGTAAAGTTATTTACCGTATGCTTAATATTACACTTAAGACTCGAACCACTTGTGAAAGTTCTAACACCGACAAAAGGATATGCCCTAGTGAAGAGATGGATTCCCGAACAAACAACAACAAGTGGAATAATTATACAAGACGAAGCAGCGTCATATGGCTTTGGAGTGATAGAAGAAATTACTCCTTTTAGTGGAGAAAGCCCATACGAAAAAGGCGCTGTTGTTTTGATAGAAAAAGACTGTGGGACTTCCGTACAGTGGAATGGAAATGTTTGCTTGATGGTGAAGATAATGCACATAATAGGGGTGGTTGAATGAAGAAGTCAATATTTGGTGAAGAAGCAAGAGAAGCATTGATGAGAGGAATAAATGAGGTTGCTAATTCAGTTAAACCAACTCTCGGACCTGCTGCTAGAACTGTAATACTAGAGAGACAATTTGGCTCACCAGTTGTAATTAATGACGGTGTTACTATTGCTAAAGATATTGATATGAAAGAGGACCCATACGCAAATCTAGGTGTTCGTCTGATTCAAGAGGCAGCAAGTAAGGCTCAAGATAATGCAGGGGATGGAACAACTACCGCCTCTATCTTAACTCAGTCATTATGCAACAAAGGATTAGTTGAAATGAAAACAGGTCGTAACCCAATACACAT